AATTTTTAACTTTGGATTACGGCCCAAGAACCACGCAGGCATTAAATAAGATGCAAGTTCCGACTTCGAATGTCTCGGTGGCATGTTAACAATCAGTCTGGTGATCTCGCCAGTTGCCACTTTCTCAAGTTTTTCTGCTATCTCAAGATGATGACGACCCTCAATAAAGTTCTCATAAACATGATGAACAAAAGGCATAAAGTTATTCTGTGCTTTTTCACGAATAATTAATCGTGCTTCAGCTTCCTTGAGCATCAAAAATTCTTTTAACGCCTCGTCTGGAAGTGTGTCGTATCGCATTATGTTTTAAATATGTCTGATAATCTAAAAGTTACGGGGTTCAAGGGCGTAATATTCTTAGGATCAGTTGCTACAGTCTTAGGTGTAAACGGACCCGTTTGAAAAGGTGGAGTCCTATCTGTAGGAAATCTTATGAATCCAGTTCCCTCATCAACTGGTTTTTCCATTAATGTACACTTTCCGTCAATGAGTTGATAACCCTCGGGACACGGATCAGTCGGTGCTTTAGGTGGTGCTTTTTTTACAGTCTCACCACCATCGTCAGTAGTTTCCTCGGGTTCAACAAAATTTGGCGTAGGTAATGTGTTTAATCCACTAGGAGCACCAGGAGCGTTAATGGATAATCCTCCAATATATCCCTCTGTTTGATCTGCACCAAATCCCTTACCAGTTGTTCCTTGTATTTGACCATCTTTCATGTTCTGAAAATCTGGAACCTCGCCTCTATTTAAAGCGTCAAGGGTTCTTTGTGCAGGCAGTCCAGTTAAAGTGTTAAGTAAATTACCAAATGGAAGCATGCCTTGCATGGTCGGGGACAACGTGCCTTTTGCTCTTTCTCTTAAATCTGCTGCAGCTTTTGAACCAGCTATATTAAAATCAGAAGCGTCTGTTTGACCTCGCATCATGTTTTTTACATTTGGTGTTACATTCAATAAATTTTCTAAAGTTTGTTTCTGAATGTCGCCTCTTTGTGTTATTGTTCTATCATCAGTTGCTTTACTAAAATCATCTACATCGAATATCGATCCTTGTGTAAATGTTGTTGGAACTGTGGCAGTCACGTTAGGAGTTAAATCAGCAAGTGTTAAATCTCCTGCCATACCTCTTTCTTCTTCAATTGTATCTTGTAAACTTTGCCTCGCCATATTAGCCATGTTTTGGGCAAAAGCTTGTTGTTTTGCAACTTTTTCTTGATTTGTTTGATCTTGCATTTGTTGAAAATCGTCAACTTGTCCTTGAACACCTGCTCTGTCAGCAATTGTATTAAGATCAGCTATAGTTAAAGAATCTGTTGTGTCTTCTGAACCACTATCTCTTGCGTCTTGTATTGCTTGAGCATCAGCAGCAATTTGATCTAATTCAGCATCACTTGTAAATTCATCAGTATCTTGACCTTGATCTCCACTATCACCCATGATCTATCCTTCCTGCGTTGCTGATTTTGTTTGGTCTGTTCCAGTAAGCTCGTTTATGACCAGTATATTTCATGATATTCTCTGTCAAAAATGTTCTCATGTCTCTTGCAATATAAAGTACATTATTTTGGGAGCACATGTCAACAACCCAGACTTGATCTCCGTTGTTCCTGGCAAACGCATTATGATCAAAAGTTTTATTAACTGCTTCGTCCTTAGTTAGAAACGTCCATGTAGCAAAGCCAACAAGAATATTTTGATTGCGGTACAGTCTTATCTTGCCATACATTATCGCAGGTAAAAACTTTCTGCGTAATTCTGCTATGCGTTGATTGCTATAGAACGGAAATCTGGATGCCATCTCCATGACTTCACCAAGCAAATGAAAACCAGAATGATTTAGATCGTACATAAATTTTTGCCTCTGGGACTCCAATCAAGTAAAAGTATCAGAAAAAGGGGGTGGGGGCAACCCAATGAAAATACCTCCAAATAAATTTATCAGACTAGCATTTTATGCACTACTTCTTAAGACCCGCCCAACAAAATCGGGGTTCGGGGTCAAAATAAAATAAAATAAATATAATGAAATTGCCAAAGTTACCCTAAAAAAAATGGCATCCGATCGGATGCCATTAATAAAAATTTTTGAGCTTGTTTATTAGTTTTAAAGCTTACCAAAATCTTTAAGATAATTTTCTAGACCTTCACGATCTAATATTTCTATCCCTTCTTTTTTTATCTTAATAAATCCTAAGCTTTGAAAATCTTTTAAAGCTTGATTAAAAAAAGCATCGTATTCTCTTCGTTCGGGAGTTTTAAATATTTCTCCTAGTCTTTCATCTAAAAATTTTGTCATTTTAAATTACCTCCATGAAATTTAATTGATAACAAGCATTATCTATTAAGCATATAAACCATAAACCATAATAGATTACTGCTAAAGCTATAAGACCTAAGATTATATAGGCGAGAAACTCGCCTATATAAACTCCATAATTTTTGATAAATTTAATCATTAAACTAAATCCATGTATTTAAGATCATCATCATTTAATATGGTAGGTAATGGACTAAGATCTATTCCACTATCTCCCATAATTATTTTTTGATGTCCTTTAAATGAAACACGTTTTTTAATTTCATCTAATGATGTTTCAATATCTTTACTATCTCCCTCATCATCCGTGCCTAATATTAAAGCTTTTCCCATTAATGGTTGAGAGTGCCCATTGTCACAATCGAATGTAAAACAATAGTTTGATGATTTTAATAATCCCTCATCATCTAAATAAATTGTATCCTCGCAATTATCAAAAGGATAAACACAAGTAAAAATATTACATTCTGTTAATTTTGAAATATCCTTATAATCTCCACTATAATTTATTTCATTAATTAGCTTTAATTTTGGATTTATTAATATTGCTTTCATTTTATTTACTCCATTCAGTTTTAGTTATTTCATATTCATAGGAAACTTTTCTAAATTCATTAGTTCCTATTTTTTTAACAATCCCTTTATTTTCAGCATTTTTAAAATGTGCTTTTTTAAGACTGTTAAACTTATTAAAAACTTTACTTATTAAAATATGGTTTCTCTCATTTAATGGGATATCTTCCACATTAAATTTTTCAATGTTTTTAACGAGTTCAGTTAAAGACATTTTTTTGTTTTTAATTTTAGTAACAGTAATTACTTTATTTTGCATAATGATTTTACTCCATGTTGTTATCAATATAACTATATTGATACCACATAATACAACATAATAAAACAAAAAAACGACAAGCTACTTTACTTTTTTTAAAAAATTTTTGAGCTAATAGCTGCAGATATCCTGGACATCATATTAGTTGGCGCACCAACACATAGTGTATTATGTTTTATTACATAGACTCCCGAACCCCGAACCCCGACCCGATTTATCCCGAACCCGAATCCCGAACCCGAGGCAAAAAAAATGGCGGGTAAAACCCGCCATCTCTTGGAGTAACTTTTAAATTACGTATGTGTATATCCATCGGGTTCTATCCCGAAAGTTAAACCGATTTCGTGAATATTAATAATACCCGTGGTTGCATACCCGATTTCGGGGTGCACCCGTTTACGAAATTGTTTATAGGATTTATTATCTAATTGATTTAAGAACCTATTATATAGGTTCTTAATTGCTAGTTGTTGTTGTTTATTCAATTTCATCGTCATCGTCCTCATTAGTAAAAAATTCAATCTCGATTTTTTTAATTCGGTTATCCTCATAGTGTGCATAAACGGGATAAGATCCATCACCCCATCCACTAGTAAATGCAACCCCTAATCCACTTGCAAGAACACCACCTTGTCTATCGGTCTTAGAGGTTTGATGGCAACAACCGACATATGAATAACTCGAGTCAATTTCGTCATCGTCAAGTTTAACGAATAAACCTTCATTAATTAAGGTGTTCATATTCTTATTATATCCCTCAATCATGTCATCCTCATAATTAAAAAAATCTCGAGGCCATTCAATGATTTTAAGAGGATCCCTTTTACTGACATACCTTCTCTTTGGATGATATTCATTGTTATGAAATTGATTTAAATAACACGGGTCTGTTACCATTAATTGACCAGAGTCCACACCCACGTGACCTAATAATTCTTTTTGCATAATTTTACTCCTATGTAATTGTTTTGTCATATGTAGTATACCAAAATTTACAGGTATTACAAATATATTTTGCATCGTGCTGCACGAAAAATTTTGTCGTCCTGGTTCTAGGTGCAAGGCCTTGTTAATAGTTTGTTGGGTTTTTTTATTATATTATACATAGTTATTGTTTCTTATACCCCGAACCCCGAACCCGAAATTGCCCCGAAACCCGAACCCCAAACCCGAACCCGAAATTCCAACAATCAAAAATTTTAAGTTTGCATAATATCCGAAATATTAGTATACTACATAGGACAATTACATGAGGTATTAAAAATGCTTACTACAACTATATATAAAAAAAATATTCATGATCTAAATGAATATAAATTTCAAATATTAAAAAACAGTACTAATAAAAAATTAGGAAAAAAAGTAACTAAAGGTAAATATATAAATTATAAATTTAAAACTTTAACTTTAGTTGAACGGGAAACTTGCCCACCCGATTGTTATCACTGGAATAATTGTTATGGCAATAATATGCCTTTTGCTCATCGTATTAGTAATAATGATCAAAATTTATTACAAAAAAGAATTTATGATGAATTGTTAAATTCTACTAATCAATTGTTATTAATTCGTTTACATATACTTGGCGATTTCTTTAACGTTAAATATGTAAAATTTTGGTCTATAATGTTAAACACATTTAAAAATATTGCTATTTATGGTTACACCGCAAATAATATTAATTCTAATTTCAAAATATCTAGAGATATTGCAAGAGAAATTATTAAATTAAATTATAGTGAAAATTCACATATAAGATTTAGTAATGATTTAAAAAATAAATTTTCAGCAAATTCTTATGACGTAGTAAAACCCATAAAAGGTGAATCAATACTTTGCCCAGTACAAGAGGATAAAACCGCAAATTGTGGAACATGCGGTTTATGTTGGAATCAAAAAACACAATCAATAATATTTAAAACACATTAAGGAGCTAATAGCTCCTTTTTTTATATCCAACATTCTAGATCCAAGAACCTAGTCGCCTCATTTATGTTTCTTTATTACTGTTTCTAGATGCTTGATCCCCGACTCCCGAATTGCCCCGAAAATGTCCCCAAATCCCGATCCCGAAACCTTGATTATAGGCTCTGTATTTAGTCCATTAGTAGCCAATTCCCGAGCATCATCGCCCCGAAATAAAAATAGGCTACCCTCCCCGACCCGTTGAACCAAGATGTAGGATAACCCAAAATTGAGCGAATGCTTGGTATTCCAAGCGATCTGATTTGAAGATAACCTTATTTTGTTGTCTTTGGTTATCTTAAGTTCGATCCAAAAAGCGAGTCCATTCCATATAACATGGACATCGGGTACACCTCCACCCATACGATTTTCTATTCGTGTGGCATAACAATCATGTGGTAGATTTTTTTTAACTCTTAGCCAAAGATTTTTTTCGGTTGTCATCTGTAACTTTTTTAAAATCTCCCTCGATAAACACTTGAGGGTATTGTTTTTGTAAATCAGCTAATCTTGAGACAATTTCATCTCGTGTCAAATTATCTAATGAATGAACATTTTCTCTTCGGTCAGTAGTCAAACCACCTAATGCACTTCTAATTTTTTCAGCATTAACTGCCGAACTATATTGTCCCTTATTTTCTGCTCCATGACTTAATTCATGAAACCTTTTTAATTGACCCATCAATGTGACACCATATTTTCTTTCTCGTAGTTGTCTTAGCTCTTCGATGTATTCAACAACATGAGGATATTCTCTTGCATTTAGCATTCTAGATGCATGAGTTTTGGCAGAACTTTCATTATATCCACTACGGATAGCACATTCTTTATTTGTATAAATGCCCTCGACATATAGCTCTGCAAAGGTTTTCTGTCTGTTGGTCAAAAGTCTATTATGATTTTTTTCGATTTTAACAATAGTTTTCTGCATGAGTTTATTTATAGAACAATTTCTAAAGATAAGTAAAACAAAAAAAGAAAAAACGTCATTGCGTCAGATTGAAGTGTGAGAAGTGTGAGAAATATTAAGAGAAGTGTAAGGAGAATATTTGAGTGTATACTTACGTTACAAGGTTGTTCCTCTCGTTTCTTACACTTCTCACACTAGATTTGAAACTTTTTTTATAAAAGTCATTTCTTTCAAAATACTGTTATAAGTGTAAGTAAATATTAAGGCTTGTGTCCTATGTAGTATTATGGTAGATTTAATTAAAGTTAATTACATGGAGAAAATTATGACTTTACAAAATAGAGATTATTCAGAAAATTATTACACTGATCCAAAGGTCACTCATCCAAGTATCAAGATTGATGTTCCCATTCCACATGAATGGGAATCAATATCTTACGTCAATGACCTTTGTCCGAGTTTCACACATAAAGGTTTACAGATATTTGTATGTGATGAAGAAACAAAAAAGTTAGAGGAATTACATTCTAAGTATTCAGTTATTCGTGAGGAAGATTATGGACATGGATATGATGATTTATTATTAACTGATGATTGGAATGAAGTATTAGAATTTGTAAAAAACTATGGAGGTAAAAATGCAAATAAATAAAATCGAACTAAAGAATATTTCTTATTATAAGCAAGGGTCTGAAGAGACTCCTTGCTATAATGCAGTTGTTTATGTTGATGGTAAGAAAATGATTGATGTGGGCAATGATGGTCATGGTGGTAGTGATCGTCAAAATGGTTACGGAGATTATTCTTGGAAAGAAGTTGAGAAAGTTAATTCATGGATCAAGGACAATTTTCCAAAGGGATCATTTCAAAGTGGTGGCGAAACACATTACTATGATTATGATCTTGAGTCTTTTTGTCATGACAAATTATATGAGCATCTTGATCAGAAGAAACTAAAATCAGATATGAATAAAAAATTTATATGTGTTGATAAGATTAAAAAGGAACTTTATGCCTACAATAAAAAAGGCAATACGGATATTCAGTTCAAGGCACACATGGTCAAGAACCATCCACAAGACACATGCTTAAACTTTCTATCTTTTAATGATGCATGGAAACTTTTTGATGAGGTAACATCATGAGTAAAATAGATCAATTAGTTGAGATTTATAACAAGTGGGGGCATGCCAATGGCATCTCCCCATTACCTAGTGCAGATGATCTAATATTCGATGGTCGTTGTGGTAGGAAAAAGATTTCCAACAATCAGATAAAATGGCTTAAGCGATTTAGTAGAGTTTGGAATCGTGTCGAGGATCATGAATATAAAATGAGTAGATCCGAAGAAGATAAGATTATGGAATTATGGAATGAGCATCTTGTACATGACAAGCGATCATTCAACGAATATTTTTCCGAGGAGTATGGATTTACTTGTAACGATGACATTACATATAAACAGATGAAAGTTTTATGTGAGAAATTAATAGGAGGTAAAATTTATTATGTCTGAAGATTTATTATTAAAATGTTCTGAAAAAGCAGAGAACATGAAACTTGGTGAAATGGAAACTTGGTTAGATGATCGAGCATCCAAAGTTAATCGGAACACAAAAGAGTATGAATATGTTTTTTATCTTTACAATAAGATTAATGACATCAGAACTTTTTATGCACAACATTTATTTAAAGGAGGTAAATAATGGGCAAAGTAAAACAAATGATGATGGATCAAGAAGTTGAGTTTTGGGATAAAGCCTTATCGACTATGTTTGAATCCGAAACAAGAAATGAATTTGTGTCAAAAATGATACCACATTTTCATTTAGTAAGACCAATGTCAGATCAAGATATCATGGGAGAATTGAATGATGCTTGGTATGAACATCAATCCAATCATGCTGAGGAGAATAAAAATGGGTAGATATTATCGAGGAGACATTGAGGGCAAATTTTGGTTTGCAGTTCAACAAAGTGACGATGCTGATTATTTTGGTGTTGAGGGCGAGCAACCTCGATTATTAGAATATTGGTATGATGACGATGATTTACCAAAAGTAAAACATGGCATTGAAAAATGTAAAAAGAGTCTTGGCAAATATAAAAAATATCTTGATGAGTTTTTTGATAACCGAGAGAGTTACAATAATGAAATGTTGGCAGACTTTTTAAAAGATAAAACTAATAAAACTCATACTGAAAAAGGTGTCTTACGTTATCTTCAATGGTATGCAAGATTAGGTCTTGGTCAACAAATTCATGATTGTATTAAGGATCATGGCCAATGTCACTTTGATGCAGAATTATGATGCAAAGACTTGAC